ATTCTGGTCCTTTAGAGGCCCCAGATTCGGCCTATCGTTTTTCCAGCTTATAGAGTAGCTGGCACTCAATTGGTGCAAAGGGCAGGACTTGAACCTGCAATGCGGTCTGAGACCATGTTTTTCCTCGCCGGTTTTCTTCACGCGACGCATAAACTACCTTCGCTTATTTTTTCTTAGCCTTAGTGATCTTGCAAAACTTCTGACGAAACACGCCAAATGTTTGTTGCGGCACATCATCACCGTTTTTCATTTTCTTTCCAATAGTGGCCGTCAGTGAATTTGGATTGTGAGAACGTTTGAACTCAAATTCCAAACCTCTCTCATTAAGCAGAATCTTGAACTGCTCAATCGCATCTTTGTCCATGTTGTCAAATTCAAGGGTAAAGGCGGTTTTGACAAGTCGGCCTTCGCCATTTTCTTCAAGCCATTTGTAGGCTAATCTCTTTCGCTCATCATCATCAGCGGGGACGCCCACTCTAATTTTTTCAAGAATCTCGATCTTCTTACCATCACGGGTGAAGTCATCGAGTTTCGCATCCTGCATTAGCTGTGGCATCACAACCTGCTCGTGATCCAAATGTTTCTTCTTGGCTTTTTTCAAGGCTGCGTCAGCATCTTTGACTTCTTGCGCAAGTTCCCCTTGCTTCGTTGCACCCTCCATAATCTTGTTCAAAAGATCATCTTTTGGTTCCTGTTGGTGGTCACTAAAATCATAATCATTTTCAGCCATTTGCTTGCTCCATTTCTATTTATCAGGATAGTTAAAGTCTTACTTTAACTCAAGCGTTTTCTGGGAAATTGTCCAAATCTTCTGAAAATAAATTTTCAACAATTATAGGAATGTAACCCTTTTGAGGCTTGTTCCATTGAAGCAGCTTGACATTGCCCGAGTTGTACCAGGCTGCAATGGCAGTGGCCATGCCAATTAAGGCGGGATTGCCGATCAGGATCAAATAATCATCGTCTCTAAAGGAACTCAATTTGTCATGGATCTCACGGATAATGGTAGGATTGATGAATGGCTTGGCGGTTGGGCTCAAAATACACTGAATTTCACCAAACTTCTTGGCTGGTGACAAATCGAACTTGTCAACATATTCCCCAGATTGCTCATCGAGCTGGCGTTGATTTTGAATTACGTAGACGGTCATTGGTCCAACATTTCTTCAATAAGCATATCCATAATTTCAGGGGCCACAGTTGACGGATGAATTTTAATACTTTTCAAATATTTTGTCATTTTCTTGTCAAAATAAAGATTTTTAAAAAAATAATAAAAAGGTGTCCAAAAACTATTTTTGTTTTCCTGACATTTATAGTGTTTAGTTTCTAGCATTCCTAAATCCAGCCCTTAAGCTCATCCCCATTGATTTGATGAAATATATCATACTTGCGGCGAAGCGATTCCACAATCTTCTCGTCAACTGTATTTGGTGCAATTACATCAATATAATTGACTGGGCTGTCCGTGCCATAGCGATGGGCCCTGTCTTCACTTTGCATGCGCTCTTCAAGCTTGAAACTATTTGAATAATAAATGACTGTCTTAGCCATAGTCAAGGTCAGCCCAGTGGCGCCCTTCTGGGCATTGGCTACAAAAAATTGAGCGTCACCACGCTGAAATTTTTCCTTATTCGCCATGGCTTGATCCGGATCAACTTTACCGTCATATCGTGTGGCCTTATCGCCCAGCCGCTCCATCAATTGATCGATATCTGAGGTGAACCGAGCCCAGATGATGGCCTGATGCGGTAAATCCAGCGCATAGTCGACAACAGCATCAAGTCGCGGATTGTTTGGGCCGATCAAAATCTTTGGCTCGTCAGCGGCTTCATGAACGTAACCACAAGTGATCTGCTGTAGCCTCATTAGCCGGGTCACGGCCATCTCAGCATCAATGAAGGCGCCGTCGATCTCAACGCAATATTCTTCCTTGAGCGTTTCATAGGCCCGTTCCTGTTCTTTATTCATTTCAAAATAGAGCTTTGAATAAAGCTTTGGCGGTAAGCCGAGAACATCTTTTGTCACGCGAGATGATATCTCTGGCAATATTTTTCTAAGAACATCAATATTTTTAACACCGGTACAAACATCAAAATAAGCGAAAACCTGAAAGCCATTTTTTGTTTTTCTTCCAGGGATTGGTGTTCTCACCTTTTCCCATTCAGCAAAGAAATTCTTAAATGTCGGATAACTGCCCAACCCATGCTTCGCCCAGAATGTCGGGTCTAGGAAGTGAATCGGGTGATAGACATCCATTGGCCCTTCAGCACCCAAAGTTCCCGAAGTTATGCTCCGCATTACAGCATATTGCCCAGAGCCAATGACTGCCTTCGTGATCGCGGCTTCCTCGGATTTAGCCTTCTGAGCCTCATCCAGCAAGGCAAACACTTTACGCTTTCGATGAAGATCCCAATGGACCTGCTTGCCATGCTTTGTCATAAATCCGGGGTAAGTCATCGTTAAAATAGAACAACCGCGGTGCGCCACCAAATCGGCCATCTCCTGCTGGTGCCATTTGGTGGACGCACGTTTGGTCTGGAAATAGCGAATCATCGCATTTTCCCTCATTTTATCTGGCATGTGATCCTTCAACTCATCAGTCACCCAGTTTCGCTCAACACCAGGCGGCGCCATAACAACAAGTGTGTCAACCACGCCTTTTTCGTAGTTGTAGCAAAATTTATCAACAATCACTTTTGACTTTCCTGTATTGCCCGAAGCGAAGATCACACCATCGCGGCGAAGTATCAGAAATTTTGTCGGCACTTCAAAGCAGTATTTGAACCCGTCAGTTGATGGGACTTTGCCGAAATTTCTCCAAGTCAATTTTATTCGATTGGCCACGGATTCCCTGATAAAGTGACCGCGGTCTTTAAGAAAGGTCATGTGAATATTCTTGCCCTGAGAGGCCATGATGTATTGGAGGAAGTCGGCACTCTGTCGTGACCTTATATAAATTTGACCCTGCGGGTTTCTCCACTTTGACAATTCGTCAATAATCACTTTTCGCTCATGCTCATTTATAGTTGTCCACCATGAACGGTCAAACTCGCTGACCAGTACCTGAATTTTAAAGATCATTCTTTTCTTGCCCCTAGTAACACTAAGGACTTTGTTTGATCCACTGGAATTATCGATCAAGCGCTTCATCCGCCTGATGCCGTGGGCCTTGACTTCGACATTGACGTAAGGGGAACCTTCTTTTCCAAATGGGGTGTATCCCATCAAAGCGATTGCAGTCTGAAGCCTGATCCAATCGTCACTTTGTCCGGTCCCTGAACCAGTCAATGGCGCAGTAAATTTGACCGGTAGATAAATTGCTGCCTTTTTGTCATCGTTTAACATTTCATCTATTTCGTGCATTTGCAGCACTTGCATTTCACCGCCCTCTTTCTCCATGAAAAAAGGCACGCGATGTTCCCGTGACAACATTTGATTGAGCTCTCGTTGATTCCTAAGAATATACATTTCTTCACAAGGCTTCTTGATGTAATCAGTTGGCTCCACAAAAGTGACACGACTGTCTTCAGGGTGCCATTGACCAACGGGCCCACCCTGGAACTGATTGATCTTTCGCCAACCTGACAGGGTGAGATATTCGGTCTCACAGTCAACACAGCCCTGCTCCCAAAGAACGCCCCATGCAGGGACATCTTTTCGTAGGTCAAACTCTTCTTGCTGATATGGGAAGGGGTCAGTTTTGGGTTGGTAGGTCATTTTATCAAGTCGGCATTTGTATGGACATCTCCGATAATCTCAAATTCCTTTGAACACCAATCTCCATAATAGTATTGAAAGAATTTCCATCCTTGTCAACAGGATGATAACAAGGATTTCCACCGTAAGTGTTCTCTGTCCACTCCACTATGTAGATAGTATCCTCATTAGACCGATTATTTATTACAAGGTGATTTTCAAAAATAAGATTCCCTTTTCTGTCTTTTTGGCCAATGCACCATTCCAAGATATAACAATCCTGAAGATAATCGTCAGTTTTAATATGACCTGTTGCCGAGCCATTGCAAGTCATCGCAATTTTTCCATTAAAAGGAAATATATTAGGGTTTCCAGTGTTGGGTATATATTTTTTTTCTTCAATATCCCAAATTCTATATTTAAGCCTGTCCATTGTGCACCCCAATCTTCTTCAACTCATCCCTCAAAAAAGAAGAGAAAGGCTTTGAAACCTTCCTCTTCAGTGTGTGTCGGGGCTTGCTTCGAAAAACGCGATCACGAATTTTTTCAATCGGTAAAATCTTCATCTCTGCTCCATTTCTAATCACAGTATAGTTGAAGTGATACTTTAAGTAAAGTATAAAAAAAGCCCCGCAATTCGGCTTGCGGGGCTAATATATAAAACCGGGGTGGCCAATTTACAGGAAATCAGGAGACCCACCCCAGCCCTCCCGAAGGATCTGCTTATTCTAGAACAGTGGCCCCGGTAGCGTTGTAATGGGCCTTTGTCTCCTTGTCGTAATATTTTTCAAGATGTTCAATCTCAAGGGTTCCCTTATTATCACCCTCCATTCGAGCAGCATCCAATCCCTCGCTGTAATTATTGGCGATTTTTTCAGATTTATCTGCTCGTGCTGTTTCAACTCTTATTTTCTTTCGCTGTCTCACTGCGAGCCAAGTCAACCCTGCCCCAAGTGCAAGCAATCCAGCCTCAAGTGGTCCTGCAATCGCGCTGACGCCTGGTATAAATGAAACCGCACCAACTGCTGCAGCCGCCGAATTGGTGACATTCGCAGCCGTCTCTAAACCAGTCTCATTGTCAACATCGGTATTTTTGACAATGTCAACCAGATTACCACCGGCATCAAGATATTTCCCCGGGTTCTGAGCGCCATCTTGAACAACAGCATCACAACTGTTCGCGCTCCCCATAAGACAAAATGCCAATAAGGCAATTACTAAAGATTTAAATTTCATCATTGCTCCTTTTCTAGCGATAAATTCGCTTAATTATAACGTTAATTCGAAGAGCCTGCCAATTGGAGGCGCAACACCTACGTCAGCCGTGTGGACCCTTGGGTCATGGTTGACGCATCTGATTTTGACCCGACCTGCACCAGCCGAAGCCACGGACAACACCACGCAAATCTGCGAAGAATCACCGAAGCTACCCGGGCCAAATGAGAATGCTGTTGGTTCGACATCTGGTTGATCGATTTGAAGCTCAAGCGGATTCTCAATTTCATCAAAGTAAGGCACGATGACTTTGTACGAATTATCACCCGGCACGCAAGTGAATGGGCCAATTTGCTTGCCGTCTTTATCCTTGAATGAAATGTAACCGAATTCGGATCCTTTGAAATCAGGCGGTTCACTCAAAAAAATCTCAGGCTCCACAATCTCTTGGACCACGCCACTTGTGAATTCCACCAGGCTCTCATGAGTCACACTGATCTGATCAAGGAAATCTGGAAGATAACCCTCAATATCAGTTTCAAATTCAATAATTTTATTTCGGAACGTGTTCTGGGCATCCAAAAACATAGCCTCTTGCCATGCCAATTGCCGATTTGTCACGCCCTTGAGATTGACTTCTTCAGGAATATTTGGAATCACACCAGTCTGAACACCGGCCACTTCTTCTTGTTGTGAAGTCACTTCATCAAAATAAGTGAGGCGAACATGATTGGCCGAAGTCACACTCGAAAGCTCCCAACTGACTGATAATGAATCCTCAACAATGTTCATTGGCGTGAAAAATGCCGTGATAGCTGCTTTTTCTTCATCTCTGACCAGCCAAACTTTCCCGGATTTTTGGTACACCTGACAGCGACAAGTTGCGCCAATCTGGGCAAGTGCGTCAATCGCGCTGATTCCGTTCTCAAAACGAAGATTGCATTCAGGCGTAGTATTGAAAAAATCAGTATCTTCAAGGTGTTCAGACAAGGCAAAAAGCTCATCAATATCAATACTGGTCGCATCCAGGCGAGCCCCATAAACTTGATTGGTGACAAGGTCATAAAATGCCCACACAGGCGAAACACTCGTTTCAAAATCGAATGTGGCGCCATTCCAAACATTGATCTTTCTGGTTGAAACCACATTAAAAATGCCGAAATTCGAGCTGTTCAGTTGCTCAGTGGCCTTTATCTTAATCTCAATCATGGTCCGTTCTTTATAGTCTGGATGGCCATCCGCTGAGTAAGCTCTCAGGCCTGACCACACGGCTTTATCTGAGATCGATGTCGAAGTCGATGTGTCGCCAATTCGCTTCACACGGGCCTCATATCGGCCCTGATCGGCCACTGCAAGGTTATGAGTGAAGGTCTTATTGATTGGGGCGTTTGTGGCTTCGTCAAATTCAAACGGGCTACCATCTATCTCAAAAAATCCACCAATCGGGTCGCCGTTGATGTCAATCTTTCGCAGTTCCATATTTACAGTGACCTGCTCATTGCCGCCAGCATTTTGCAGGCCACTGGGAAACGAAATATCAAAATCAATTCGATTCGCAGTAAAGCCCACCGCAGTTGCAGTGAATGGGCCCTTGAACGTGCTCAAAAGTTCAATTGCAGCGATGTCAGGCGAGCTTTCAACCACTTCAACAAGTGAAGGCGGCGTGCCCGGATCAAGAATATTGAATGTCACATCGTCAAAACTGTTGATATCTGTGTCGTCAATCTGCAAATCCTCAACATCAAACTGGCCTTGGCCAACACAGAGAAGGACAAAAAGAAACTGTTCGTCGCTGATATATTCAGTATAAGATTTTGAAGCGACATCCATATAAGAACGAATGCGACCATACTGAACTGGGATTGGTTGGCCAAGTCGATTTGAATTTCTTTGATCTGTCAGTTCATAAGTTGGTTGCGATTCTTCACGCCTGACTTCTTCAGGTTTTTCGGAACCGTTATATGAAAAGTCGGGGAATAGAGGTCCAAGAAAATGCTCTGCAATGGCAATGCCAATTGATGGGCGTTTCTTCAAGCCAATGGCGTCCCGAGTTGATTTCAGTGGGTCTCTCTGTGGATAAGTGGTAAACACACAGCAATCATCTTCTTTTAATTTAGCTGACCATTCTTGACGCTTTAGAAAAACAGTTTCTCCACTTGAATGTTTGACTGAACAAATCGTTTTACTATTGAATTGACGGTCAACAATCCCGATCTTATTCAAATAATCGTCTGGGCTCGCATCCGCAATCTCTTCGAGATCATGGGCTTCACCCGCAAGAACGTGCATCAATCGTGAAAACTTAGCCATTATGCCGCGTGCCTCAAAATAAATTCCTCATCTGATTCCATTTGAACAAATGCTCTCCACCTTGTAAATGTTACCCCCTGCGATTCACAACAATGAAGCACACCACCAGTATCACAATCAAGATAAGTGCCGATATGGAATTTAAGGCGTCCTCCTCCAAAAACAATTGCGTCCCCATTTTTTGGCTTCTCCACTGGTTGCCAATGCCTTTTGAACACAGCATTGTTTTTCACATAGTTCAAAGCGCCCACATAATCCAATACCTTGGGAATGCCCATCAGGTTATCAAATGAATGTATCCCAAACTCCTCACGCTGAACCTCAACGAAATGAGCCCAGCAGTCATATTCAGGGGTCCAGCGCTTGTGGAAATATTGATACATCCAATGATGACTCATCGAAGACCCGGGAAATCGTTGAGGGTGTAATTTTCGTCGGGAACTTTTTTATTGATAATGTCAGGATAGGTGGCCGTGACTTGCATCGATCGCCCATTCAAAGAAATGCCGGTGGCCTCAAGTGCCTTCGAAAATTCTGCCTGGGCAACTGTCTGAGTTGAAAGAAAACTTTTCCATAATACGCTCATTGGTTCTAAGGTGGCAACCACAGCATCCAACAAAGAACCGATATTAAAATCAATATCCGCAATATTTAGAACTAAGCCGCCAGATGATTTTGCTTCCATGACAGGCAGCGTGCTGTCAAACTGAATGCCTTCATAAAGATCGCCATCAAGCGTGACATCTTTATCGGTCAAAGCAAGCCTAACTGGAGCTGGAAACGTTGAATGATTTAAGGTGATCGTGTCAGTGTGAGTGACGTTGTCAGGATTGGAGGCAGCGGCCTCTTCCCAAACCTCAGTGAAGTCGAATGGCATGGGTCACTTATTCGCTTTCCAGAAAGCTCGCAGATCGGCCCAGTCGGTTTCAGTCATTTGATTTGGGGCGTTTATAACTAAGCAATCGGCCCAGCGGACCGTGGTGTCGCCTGCGCCGCCGTCGATGTGGAATAGTTGTGCCCATGACCAAAGCTCTGCCTCGCTAATTTTGCGCTTCGATAAATCAGCGCCTTTGTCACCGTCCAATTGATCACCTAATTGAACATTCCAATCTTTTGCCTCAATCCAACTGTCATCAGTCGGAGTGTCTGTCTTAAGACAAACCTCACCCTTTTCATTCAATTTGACGTAGCATTTACCAGTTTTCTTTTTCATATTACCCGAACCAGACCAAAGCTTTGTATGTTTGTGTTCCCTTAGAATCATCGCAAATAAGATCCCAAGAGCTGCTGCCGACATTTCTAATGTCCACATCGGCAGTTGTGTTATCTGGAAGTGTTGGTTGAGGCGTGGCGTTCATATTTGCAACAGCGTTATGCGTGTTTGTCGCCATGTCTTGAAACACGGAGATCTGATGACGTTGCACGGCCACTTGGCCTGATGTCCAATGAGCCAAGAATTCAGTTATAGTGCCGCCTCTATTGATGGTTGAATGAACGATAATGTATGTGGGAATATTGTTGAGAGTGTGATTAAAAGTATGGCTGAATGGGTTTCCCACGGTTGCCGCCACTTCAAAGATTCCATTCTCTTCAGTCTGACTGTCATCCAAAGTTCTAAATGGATTTGCTTTCGTGGCAACCAATCGATTGGAGTCAGGGTCCATGATCGCGTCGACCAGCGCCTGCAACATGGGCAATCCTTCAGCACGATTGATCAAGTCCTTAAAATCAATCTGCTCACCCATGTCATCTGCACGGCCACTATGATCATGACCCATAATTAAATAGGTGTCGCCCGCCAAGGCTCCAAGGGCCTGAAGGTCTTCGGCCACTGAGAAATTTTTCGAGGCAAAGCTAGTCGCCGTTATTTTAAATCTTGAAAATGGATTGTTTGTGAAAATGGCGCCTGATTTAAATTGAACGTAGCGGTCATTGTATTGATTGTCTTCAAAGATTTGGCCGCTTGTCGGGTTCGTGTCAACCACGGTTCCACCGACAACGCTATCAGCTGCACCGGCCATCAGGCCATTGGCATCAGTGAAAATGGACCTCTCATTGAGAAGTGCGTTGTCGCGCTCACGCTTTTTCAGATCCTCTGAAACAGGCTGTCGCGCTGCGATCAATGCATCATTAATAGTTCTTAAAACGCTCATAATTTATCCGTATATTATACCTAGCCGTACATGATTCTATAAGCTTTCCCACTGTCAGAGGGAAAATCATTATCATCATCCGAAACGAAACCGAAATTCTTCTGTGAAGCAACCACATTATCATATTCAGAAAAGCGGATTCCATGCAAATCCGCCACAGGCAACGTCGAAAATGGCGCCACCAGTGTTATTTGGTCAGTGCTCAAGCTTAGAATGGCCTCATCCTGGGCAACCACCGAACCATCCTGTAGGTCAAATAAGTCAAGCACCCAGCCCACCCGCCACTTTGCTCTAGCGACTTCGCCCGCTTTTAGAGTGAATACTGAGGCAGAGGTCACAGTCACAATATTTGAAGATGGGCTTATGCAAGCAAATCTTTGATCAAGAAAGCCTGGATCAGTCAAATTATCTGGCCAATCAACATCTGGATCCGGCGCATCAGCTACCGGCTGCATAATTACTGTGGCCGTGTAACCCCTTGAAGAGCCTGATTGAAATTCTCTTAAGTTGGTGATGATGAATGCCTAAGTGCCTGCACCAAAGCCCAGACC